GATATAGTTTCTTTACCACTTGATTTAGAACCTTTTGTATTTGACGATCCAGATGCTTTCTGGGATCTATGGACAAATGAAAATCATGTTGTTTGGAGAAACCATATTGACAGAGGCTCTGCTAATTTAACTAATCCAGATATAACTAAAACTCAATGGCATGGGTTAGCATTACATGAGGACATGGATCTGTATGAATATGGATCTTGGGGTACTAAGATTACAGAAGAGGCTAGAGCAATAAGTCCTATTATGGTACAACGAATGTTTAACGAACTACCATTTGTTAGGATAAGAAGTATTAGGCTTTGGTCAGCACATAAAGAAATACCAGCACACTACGATGGTAACATGCCAGATAGTTTAGATGGTAAAATGTTCTTTCCTACAGAAATTCGTGTAATGTTACAAGATGATAATCCTAAACCTACATTTTGGCTTACATCTGCTAAAGAACACAAACCAAATACTGAGGTACCAATAGATAAAAAACATTATATTGTATTACCAGATAGTACTAATACATTTGCCTGGAACAACGAAGATTACTTACATGGTGCAGACTTTGATGGGACAAACCGTAAAGTACTAGCAGTTATTAAGGGTTGGGTAGATTTAACAAAATTAGAGATATTGCTTGATAAGAGCATTGAAAAATATAAAGAATTTACGGTAAAAATATAGGTTGACTTTATAAATGAACTATAGTATAATACGTTATAATGAGGAGAGAATATGAAATACTATTATAGTGAAATATTTCACAGTATACAAGGAGAAGGGCATTATACTGGTGTACCTACTGCATGGATACGTTTCTTTTTATGTAACTTGCAATGTAATGGCTTTGGGCAAATAGATCCAACTGATCCTAGCACATACGAACTACCATTTGAAGATTTTGATGTATCAAGTGTAAGTAGAGTTGAGGACTTACCTGTTTGGGACAAAGGTTGTGATAGCAGTTATACATGGGCAAAGAAATTTAAGAGCCTAATGGGACATGAAGAGCCTGAAGTATTAGCAAACAAAATTATTGACATTATCAGAACAGATAGTAATCCAGAAGGTTTGTTCTTACATCCTGTTTCACAATATAAGCAACATTTATGTGTTACAGGCGGTGAGCCACTTATGATTACCGGACAACGTGCAGTTATTGGAATATATAATGAATTACTAAAGCAAAATAATTTGCCAGGTAGTATGACATTTGAAACTAATGGTACACAGGAATTAAGCAACGACTTTAAGAATTGGGTAGAATCAATAGATACTGAAATATTCTTTTCTTGTAGTCCTAAACTTTGGTCTGTAGCAGGAGAAAAAGCTTCAAAGGCAATTAAACCTGAGACAGTTGCAGAGTATTATAATTTATCAAAAACAGGTCAACTAAAGTTTGTAGTAGGCCATAAAGAAGAACATTGGGAAGAAATGGAAGGGGTTATTAGTCAGTTTAGGAAAGCTGGCGTTATGTGGCCTGTATGGGTTATGCCCGTAGGAGCTAGAGAAGAAGAACAACATGCAACAGCAGGTGCGGTTGCAGAAAAAGCATTTAAACGAGGATACAATGTTGCCGCAAGGGTTCATGTTTACTTGTTTGGTAATGCTATCGGAACATAAATAGTGTTGCTTGCTTAAAGCAATTAAAACTAATGTAGAAAAGGATTTCTAATAGATGAATACAATTAAGGTAATGACAGTTTTAACTTCGATAATTCTCGTATCCGCTTGTACTGGACCCAATTATGCAGTTATTACATCAAAAGCAGATGTAGCTTCATGGGATTGGGTAGGTTGTCACGAAGTAGTTAACAACCCAGGTTCAGATGGTTCTCAGGCGTTCCGTCCAATTGATCAGCTATTACTAAAAAACGGAGATAAGTTTTATTTCAAACAGATCAAAGATGATGGATCTGTTGGTCCGGTTACAGCTGGAGTACCTTGCAAAGACTAAAACTTTTAAAAGGGAGATAGTAAAATGCAAGTAAAAGGTAGACTAGACGACATAATGGAAGACAATGACTGGGCATTAATCTTTGGAGATGATGGCCATGTTAAAGGAATTTTTATTCCTCAAGGTAAACAAGAATCAGATGTACCAATCGAAATGGAGAATCTACTTCGAGTAATGGGTATAAATTTATATGAGGACGGAGCAGTCCTGCACTAAAGCAAGAACCAGGCCCTTATGGGTCTGGTACTTCTTACAAGGAGTAAAATGTCACATTCAATTGATACTAACCCATGCCAGGGTATATGCGTAGCAGGGTATGGTCCTAATGGAGAATATTGTATCGGTTGCTATCGCACCGACGAAGAAAGAATTGGTTGGCGAAAGTATACTGATGAAGAAAGAAACTCTATTATAACACAACTGGAAGCACGAGAAAGAGATGACAATGATTAACTGGATTAAAGAAAAACTTAAGAAGACTCCGGCGGCAGTAGTTACACCAATGTCTGAGAAAATGAAAGACAGCAAGGAACCCTGGGTTAATGTTATTACTTGTGATATTAATAAGGATAATCCAAAAGAAGGTTATTTTGAACTAGAATGGAATCCTGCATTTGTTAAACACCTAATTAAGGCAAACTATTATGGTCCTACTCCAGAGTCAGTAGTCGATCAATGGTTTACAGACCTTTGTACAAACGTTAGTATGGATGGAGCCGCACAAGATTCGGCTATTGCAGATGGTAACAGAATTCGTACTAACGAGAAAACACAGAACCAATTATGAAATGGTTAATAGTGTTAGTAGCAATGCATGTAGCCCCTGACGGCACATCGGAACATTTTATACTAACTGAACCAAACTTTACAAGCCTAGAACATTGCCAAACGTCAGCCAGAGCAAACCTTACTAGGATAGAACAATTATACAAAGAACAATTCAATGGCCCTGGCAAAACATATTGCTTTAATGAAGAACGTCTAAGAGAGTACTTAACACTTAGGGCAACAACTAAGCCAAAACGAACTCAAGGTATCTAAAAATATACATAAATAGCTATTAGAAAGAAGAGGACCATAAATTATGGCTTATAGTAGCAAAGTTTTAGATCATTACGAGAACCCTCGTAATGTAGGTACGTTTGATAAATCTGACCCAACAGTAGGAACTGGATTAGTAGGAGCTCCTGCTTGTGGTGATGTAATGAAATTACAAATTAAAGTAGATAACGAGACAATAGTAGATGCTAAATTTAAAACATTTGGTTGTGGATCAGCTATTGCAAGTTCAAGTTTGGTAACCGAATGGTTAAAAGGTAAAACTTTAGACCAAGCAAACACAATTACAAATAAAGATATAGCATCTGAATTAGCATTACCTCCAGTTAAAATTCATTGTAGTGTATTAGCCGAAGATGCAATTAAATCAGCAGTGATCAACTTTAAAGAAAGAAATAAAGGTTGACTTTACATTTATGCTATGTTATACTAATTAAGTACTAAAACTTTAGGAGTTACATATGTCTTTTTTACTAGTTGATGCGGCGAACTTGTTTTTTCGTGCCAGGCATGTAATACGTCACGGAACATCAGAAGAACGAGTTGCAATGAGCTATCATATTATATTTGCTAGTATCTTAAAGCAATGGCGTGAACAAAAAGCAACTCATGTAGTTTGTTGCTTCGAAGGACGTAGTTGGCGTAAAGAAGTTTATAAACCTTACAAAGCACAACGTAAAGTCGCTAGGGATAAACTTACAGTTCGTGAACAAGAAGACGAAAAGGTCTTTTGGGAGAGCTTTGATACGTTTAAAGAATATCTAACACAACGTACTAATGTTACAGTATTGCAAAATCCTGGTGTTGAAGCAGATGATTTAATTGCACGTTGGATTGACTTACATCCTAATGATAAACATGTTATTGTATCAAGTGACAAAGATTTTGAACAATTAATTGCACCTAATGTTGATTTGTTTAATGGAATAACTGGTATTAAGACTACTATCGAAGGATACTTTGACGATAGAGGTAAGCCAGTTAAAGATAAGAAAACAAAAGAAGTAAAAGCGGCTCCACAGCCTGACTTTATGTTATTTGAGAAGTGTATGCGTGGTGATACGTCAGATAACATCTTTAGTGCTTATCCTGGTGTTCGTACAAAAGGTACTAAAAATAAAGTAGGTCTTATTGAAGCATTTGCAGATAGAGATAACAAAGGGTTTATGTGGAATAACTTAATGTTGCAACGTTGGACTGATCATGAAGGTGTTGAACATGTAGTTAGAGATGATTACGAACGCAATGTTAGTATTATTGATTTACATAAGCAACCAGATAATATTATTGCAGAGCTTGATGCTACTATTGCAGAAGCAGTGCAAGTACCTAAGAAGTCTGGAGTTGGAATACATTTTATGAAATTCTGCGGTAAACATGATATGCAGAAAGCAGTAGATCAGGCTCAACATCATTCGGAGTGGTTAAGTTCCGTATATGGATAAGTTATAAGTATACTTAACGGTATTAATAGGCTAAATACTGTTAGAGGAAATAACTATGAGCAGACCTAAACCGACAGTATTATTAACATATACAAACCCTACAACTTATAAAGCAGAAGAAGTGCTTTCTGCCGATGCAATCTATGCAGTGTTTTATAAAGACAAACCTATTAATTTGCGAACTTTAAATTCACTTGTTTCGTATCCAGGACCTAAGTATAAGAAGGTTTCTTTCTCTAATCCAGGACATGCATTTAATTTGTCAGATAGATTAAACAAGTTATTTAGAGCTAATGATTTTTCAGTTATTGAATTAAAAAATGGCAGGAAAATTGTCGAGCATGGATCTAGCAAATAAAATAGTTGGCCATTATTCTGGTTTAGAAAAACGACAAGGCATATGGGATAATACGGAGGTCACTCCGTATAGTATGTTTAAAAACTACCAAGAGGGCAGACAAAAGGGACTAAGGCTTACTAGTTTTGGTTGGCATCTGATGCGTAATGATTTTACACATTATTCTTTTCAACTACCTGCACAATTTCGTTTAACTGCTGGACATTTAATAGGATTACAAAGTCACTGCGAATGGCCCTATTATATTGGTGCTGGTTACCTAAGGTTATTTGGAGAAGCTGATTACCTTGAGGTACGACTCGTAAACAACGATATTGTACTATGGCTTAACGGATTAAGCACCTTAGGTCAAGGTAAAATTTAACTAAATATTAGTATGACAGACTGGAACCCTTACATCAGAGCAGGGTGGGAATTAGTAACTGAAGCAACTAGTGTTACTCCTGTATACTTAGACCCAGAAGTAGAACATTTTCTTGTGTTTACTATTGCCCGTACAATTGAACGCACCGACATTGGCAGAGAAACCGTTGCTATTAAAATATTAGAAGCCCAATCGGTACCTAGAGGTAAATCTAGACAACCAATACTCCGAGCTATTGGTGAGGAATGCCTATTCATTGATGCTTGGGAAATTAAGAAAAAGAAATGGCCAACTAATACATACTACAGTCAAATGGGTCAAATAGCTTTTCTGCAATCTGCTTTATCAACTAGACCAAACAACGAGTTATTAGAAAAAGCAAGCAACAACTTTGGCATGCTATCTAACGTACTTAGAGCTGTCAGAGACCTCGCAAAATTCTAGTCCAATTTCCGGTAACTTCTTAGATCCCAATAAATATAGGTATAATGATATAGAATCGTTATGATAAAGGTAGTTAAAGGAGATTAAAACTATGATAGATCCAAGAATTGAAGTATATGACATGATTTACGAAATCAGTTGTAAATTAAATGATTTAACAATGAAGTTACAAGAAATACCTCACGGAATTGAAGAATATGATATGAACTTCGTAGGACCAATGGAAGGTGATTATATGCATCCAGATACACCAACTCATGCAAAACCAGAAGGATTCGGTGATGAGTCTTATTGGGATGCCGGTATGCAAGTTTGGATGGAACCTACTCAATGGGAGTGGGACGAGTACAATATGTATGGTAACTGTGCAACAGATTATTGCTATGATGGCGATAGTGCAGAGTGGATACAATCAGATGAGCCAGATTGGTCAAATGAATATACCTGGGAATATGACATTGAAGATATGGGACCAGAAGGTGATATCGAACCACCTAAAGAAGACCCTGCTACATAATTACCCTTAGTTTTATTAGGGGTTATAGTTTTTACCTCCTGATTTAGCAACTTAAATAGGCCCGCAAGTATATAAAACTTGCGGGTTTTTTTGTGGATTTTGCTAAGTCATTGATTTTATTGCAAAAGAAAAATTAAAAAAGAGTCAGAAAAAGGTTGACATTACTGGACCGTTGTGTTATTATATAAACATAATGCAGTTGAGGATGGCTCAACTGGTTACTTAAAACGGAGCTTATTATGAACGAACTTATTACTGAAGCGGTACTTGAAGCGGCAATTGAAGAAGTTGCTATGGGCGAAACATTTAAATTTGTTGGTTTTGCAACTAGCAAAAAAGGTAACGGTAAACTTCGATTTACTAATGACAAGCGACGAACTCGTAGTTTGGTTCGTGCAGGTATGACAGATGTTAAGTTTGTTGAACTTCCAAATCCAATGTCTAAGCAAGAGATTATCGGAAGTATGTGGGCTAATATGGTTATGCCAGTTGTTGCACAAGAAGAAATTATTTCAGAAAATATGCAGAAAGAGGTTGACATTAGTCAGTAAGGGTGTTATAGTAGTAACATAATTAGAACTAACCCAAAGAGGAGCCACCAAATGGGACAAGCAGAACAAACAGTTAATGAACCAAACACTCTAAAAATTAGCGAGTGCAAGCCTATTATTCGTAGGGCTATCCAAAAAAGACGTCCAATCTTTATATGGGGTCCTCCGGGTGTTGGTAAATCTGATATGGTAGATCAGGTTGCTAGTGAAGTAGAAAAATCATTAGTTATTGATATGCGAATGGCATTAATGGATCCAACAGATATTAAAGGTGTCCCGTATTATTCATCTACCGATAATACAATGAAATGGGCACCTCCATCCGAACTTCCAAGTAAAGAACTTGCCGCAGAATACGATATTGTATTTTTATTCTTGGACGAACTTAATAGTGCTCCTCCAGCAGTACAAGCGGCGGCTTATCAATTAGTTCTTAACCGAAAAGTTGGTAATTATATTCTTCCTGAGAATGTTGTTATTCTCGCCGCAGGTAATAGACTTGGTGATAAAGGTGTAACTTATCGTATGCCAAGTCCGTTGGCTAATAGATTTTTACATGTTGAATTGAGAGTTGATTTTGATGACTGGGAGATTTGGGCTATTGATAATGAAGTCCATCCACAAGTAGTTGGATACCTGAAGCAGTTTAAAAGTGATCTTTATAACTTTGATCCTACAATGCATGATCGTGCATTTGCTACTCCTCGTACCTGGACGTTTGTATCAGAAATGCTAGATGACACAATGTCAGATTCAGCTAATACTGATATGGTTTCCGGACTTGTTAGCGAAGGACTTGCTATTAAATTTATGTCTCACCGTAAACACGCCGCTGATCTTCCTGATCCAGCAGATGTGCTTAGTGGTAAAGTTACTAAGTTTGAAAGCAAAGAAGTATCTGCTACATATGCATTAGTAGTTTCATTATGTTACGAATTGAGGACTAGTTACCAAGATGCAAAACGTTCTGGTAAATCAGATGCCTTTAACAAGGCGGCAGACAATTGGTTAGGATTTTGTATGGAAAACTTTGAGCCAGAAATGGTGATTATGGGTGCCCATACAGTTCTTAAAAACTATAAAGTAGTGTTTGATCGTAAGAAGATGTCTAACTTTCCGGATTTCTTTAAACGTTATGCACATCTTCTAACTGATGACTAAAAGGATTCGAGACTGGGCTATATCAGATAAGTTATATGGCCCAGATGCTCGTACAATATGGTTGGATCAACCCCCTGAATCTTCGGAAGTTAGCGAGTGGCTCTGCGAACAACGAAAGGGTTGGTCCAACCGACCTACCGAACACATACCTAG